TAAACCTGACGCTAATAATGATCCTTTACCATATGTTTCAATAACTTCATTTAAATTCAATACTGATGTAAATGGTGCTTGATTGAAGTCTTTGTCTCCGTAATCAGACATGAAACTAACCGCAGTGAATAAATCTCTTTGTTCCCAAATGTAATCAACGATAGCATCTTTGTCGTCAATAATAACTGTGCAAGATGTATTATGATTAACTCCCTGGTACGCACATAATTCGTGATTAGTTCCAGCATTTACCCAATGTTGTTGAACTAACTTAATCAATTCAAGATGTTTAATTCCTTTCATATCTTTTTTGAATAAACCAACTTTTGGATTTTCAACAGGAACAAAAACAACGTAATCACTTTTAGTTGATGACCATACACTCTCTTCCAATAAGAATCCCATATTGTCAACTAACCATTTTGCGGTGTTACTTTCTTTATTCAATTGCATAATACGGAAATACTTTTCAGAATGTTCAGGGTGAATACCTGAAGCGGTTCCTAATACAACTGATGCATTACCTGAAGGTTTAACACAAGTAGTTCTTGCAGCTTGGTTAATACCAATAACCGCAGCAACTTCTTTATTTGTGTCTTTTACCATTTGAGCACCTTCTTCTAATAATTCTGCATTGAATAATTTTGGATTGTTCATCCAACCTGTAATACTAACACCTAATAAAGCCTCCCTTTCAAAAATCTTTCTACTTGTTTCACCTAAGTAAGGGAAACTTGTATATCCTGCTTGTAGTGTACCTAAGATTGATGCATCTTTACAAGCTTTCAAAAATTTATCTTTTGTAGTTGCCTTCTCCGCATTAATTTCAGTTAAGTTACAACCTTGAATACCAAATTTTTCTTTATTGTTTTTAACGTATTCTTCAACATCATCATATTTGATTTTAGAAAAATCTACAGTATCTAATACAGGTATTTTTAAAATTTCAAAACATGGGTTAAACATATCAAACCAACTGTTTGCAAATACAAATCCAATATCATTAGCACCATCATTAAGTTGTACCAAGTAATTAAATTGTTCTTTTTGAACTTCACTTCTTAATAACAAAACTGAGTTGTTACTACGACCTCTTTGTGGATTTTCATTTCTCCAATTTCCTGTTTTAGCGTGAATCATTTCAGTATCGTTAGGGTCAACAATCATATTCAACGCTGAACGTCTAACACCACCTGATAATACAGCATCTGCCGAATGACAAATAATATCAAACGCTAAAATTGGTCTGATTTTATTTCCTTCATTAGTTAACCACTTTTCAATTAACGCTTCTATCTTTTCTAAAGATTGTTTTAATCCTTCAGGACCAGGTGCTTTAAAACCACCACTAATGAATGCTCCTTTTTCTCTGATTTGTGAATAATCAAATTTTACTTCATATCCTGCAAATTCAGGGAAAGGTTGTTCATCAACAAAATATGATGACATAATAACTCCTAATGAGTTTGCCCATCCTTCAATACTATCTTCAATAACATATGTTTTAGTACCTAAAGTTCTTTTTTGAATTTTACTTAAATTATTAACAAATGGAATTGATAGTCCTCCACCAAAACCACAACCAGATAATGCAAGATAAAATATCTCTTGGAATACTCTATTACGAGCAATGTGTCCTGATGTACAGTTAAACATTCTCGTGTTGTGTTTCATTATTTGTTCATGTCTGTATTGTAAGTTTCTTTGTGAAGCTAATACCGCTTGATCTTTCATACTTTCTAACGCCGACACTAAATAGGGTTCTACCGTTTCCTTATAATCCACATATTTTTTTCTGTGACCATCTATGATATTTTCACACGCGTCTTCCCATGTTTCATATCTTCCTTTATCTTCCAACCATTTGAAATAATCCGAGTGTAACTTTAAGTCACTCAGAAATTTTTTACCTTTCTGCATTTATAAACTTTGTTTTTTTATTTAGTTATTATTTGTGTCTTCTTCTCTTGAGCTTTTCTGTAAACATCAGCTACTCTGTTTGCTCTTTTTTGTACTTCGTCTTGCTCATGTCCCAATAAAGTGTTTTGGGATTCTGTATCAATAACAAGAAACTCATTATTGAATTTACAGTTTTGAAAAACAACACCGTCTTTACCTATACGAGATTTTAATAATGTAAGTGTTGCCAAATTATGTTCTTTTTGTTCTAATGTTTTACCAATAGATAATATAACGTGAGCGATTTGTGCTTTCTTAATTGAACCTCCCATTTGATCTCCTGTTACAACTTCACTTGAAATAGATTCACGGTTACCTTGTGTTGCCGTCCATATTGCCATTCCAAATTCACCTGTCATAGATTCCAAACTTCTCATAACCGAACCTTCACCTTTCCATTCTTCACCATTTGTTGATTTATCAGATGAAATACAATCAACATAATCTAATACTAATAAATCTACTTTGATGCCATCTGAATTCATTTTTCTGATTTTATTTTTAATTTCAGAAACAGTTACATTATCACTCGCCAATTTCAATAATTTCAAACTTCCTTTTGATCTTTTTTGAGCCTCTTCAACTTTTTCTTTAACAGTATCTTTAAATTCAGGTTGTTGGTCAGGTGCAATTTCAGACCAAATCGTATAGTGTTTTCTTTTAATATTACCTGGATTGTCCTCAAAAAATATTTGAACGACGTTGTATCCTAAGTTATAAGCAGTGTTTGCAAACTTAGTAAGTAAGGTGGTTTTACCAGTACCTGTTGGTGCTAATACAACCCCTAATTCTCCTATCCCTAACCCACCTTTAAGTAAGTTGTCAATTCCCACAATACCTGTCGGTAATGGGTGTCTAAAGTCCTGTTCTAACGCAGCATCAATATCGTGGAATACGTCAGTTGTTTCATCATTAGAAATACCAACTTGTAATGCTTTTTGGATAATTTCTTCAATCTTATTATACGCTTCAAATTCACCACTTTCAATAATACTCTGTACACTTTTTAACTCTCTTTTCAAGTTTTGTTGTTTACAGAAATTAAGTGCGGTATCTTTAACATACTCAATTTGAGATTCATTATTTTTAATTGCCTCTAATGTGTCTACGTGAACTTTGGAAGAATCTTTATTTCCACCTTCAGCCATGATTTTCTGTGCCAATGTATTGTAATCGGGAATTTTATTATATGCTTTATATAATTCCTTTGTATTTTCCATAATAAACTTAAATGAACTGTTGTCAAAAAATTTACTTTCTAATACGTCAATAATGGTCTCACCATATTTCTTATCTTCAATGATCGCTTTAATAAGGGACTGTTGAAACGAAAATCCCAAATACCCAAAATTCCTTTCTTCCATGTTTGTTTTTTATATATGTTTTAAATTATAATTCGTGTTGTAGATATTTCGTCTCTAATTCTTCGGTTGATAAAATGTCAGTTAAATCTGACAAAATTGTTTTCAATCTCGGACGAATGTCTACCGTATATCTCACCTTTGGATGGTAACAATATGCGGGGAATATCCTTTGAATAAATACTTCGTCACCCAACTTAATTTCCAATAAAAAATGTTCTTTTTCTTTACCTTCTACACTTTCCACAGACTCTGAATTGAGGATATAGTTTTGATTCTCACATAGATAATTGGAACTTTTTATTTTCAAATCTTCAGTAATATCTTCACAAATATTTTTTACGTAATAGTGAAGGTCGAGGCAACGTCTCGCTTGGTCAATGTGGTCTCTCACATTAAAAAATCTTTGGCACACTATGTGTCCCTCTAAAGACAACAAGAATTCAAATTTTGTAATGTTGTCTTGGTTTTGGTAATCTCTACTCATGGTTTTTTATTTTTATTGTTTTTGTTTTTATTATATTTTTTTCTTTTCTTGTTAATCTTAAAAATGGATTTAAAAACTTTATCCACGCATCGTCAGATTTAGGTAGTACGTTAAAGATTCCGTCTTCTTGCATCATCTTCATTGCGTTTTTATAAGATCTACCTTCTTGGTCTAATGTTTCATTAATTAAAAGATTAATATTTTCAGTCGCTTCTTCAGTTAAGTATGGATTTTCCAAACTAACAATACGACTGTTTACGTCGAAGAATTCTTCACCGAAGACTCCGTGTTTAGTTACACCTGTAAGTAAATTAGTAATTAACTTATTATATTTATCTTGTTCAAAAAGGAGATTACCCCTTTCTATAACTTGTTGAACTGATATTTGTTCGGTTTTAATTTCAGGGAAAAAAGATAATAATCTTTTGAGTCCCATACCTTTAATTCCTGCAATATTATCTGATGAATCACCACATAACATTTTAACTAATCGGACATTTTCGATTAAGATTTCTTCGTGATCGTAAACTATTGTATCGTTTTTTTTATATAACTTCTGATGAGAAGGATTGTAAATTTGTGTATTTTCTGAAACAAGTTGAGTTAAATCTCCGTCGGAAGAATAAATTATTTTGTTTTCATGTGGTGAGTTTTGAGTATAGTAAGCGATGTTATCATCAGTCTCACAATACTCATATTCACCTTGTCTTACATATAACTCCTCAAGATATTGTTTTATTCTATCTCTTTGGTATAGATAAGATTGTAATTCTTCTTCTGACCTTAATCTTGAACGTCTATTTTCTTTGTAATGAACATATATTTTTTTACGGGTTTGTGATCCATCGTGACCATCCCAAAATACTACGATTTTGTCTAAATTATAGTGATCAAACGCTCTCCTAAGAGTATTAAGGAAATGATAGATTCCTCCAATATGTGTACCCTTATAGAAATGATTCTTAACACCATAAAAACCGATTGTAAGTAAATTATCTCCATCAACAAGTAAAACCGACATTAATTAAATTTATAGATCACTCTCTTCTGTTACAACTTCTACGTCTGAGATGTCTGTAACATTAACACCTAACATCTTACCGATGTAATCACCCTGTTCTTTTTTATAATCCTCAATTGATTTCTTCTCTTCTGAATCTTCCTTTGCTGACATAAACCCGTGG